AAGAGTTAATGAAAGTAAGTAAAAATAACACTGTCGAAGAATTGATGCTATTGTGTGTAAAATTATACGAGAAAGCATATACTTCATTGGATATAATGCAGCTATTAGAAAACCATAGGTTTTTAGATAATGTCGTGTCCATTGAAAAACGTTATGAACTTCTTATATGCTTTAATCGTGTAAGAAAGGAATTTAGAAATGAAAAACTATTAATGTTATTTATTTTACATTTTACATTTTTAAGTTCAGAACTATCTTTAGAAAATATTAGTTTTATGTAAAATGGATGATTTCAATGTTAGCGCTCTTCATGAATCGAAAAATGAATGGAGTTCTCGTTTAGTTACAATTTTAACCCCTTTGATTATTGACGGCTATAAATCTATTTTAGACGAATCCAGCAAGCTTTGTAAAGAAAATGGAGAAAATGATAAATATTTAATGACATTTCAAAATTTGATTTCTAGAATACCCAAATGGAATTCGCAAATAATAGAAACCGAAAGAAAACGAATATGTGATAAATCTGGTTGTAATTATTTAGAAGATTTAGTAACATGTGTTCACATTATACAATTAAAAATATTAACTGCCATGCGAGTTGGTCAGAAACAAAAAAAAATAGACATTAATATTCCAAAATTAGACGATTTTATACACAAAACATATATAAACGTTGCCAGAAAGGTTTATAAAAATGTATATTTATTTGAAGTAAATATTCAGCCATTACAAATCCAAAAAAACCATCGAGAGTTGGAAATTATTGTGCAAGAATGTATATTAAACACATTGAGAGAAAGTATCCCAGTGGATGCAATTTTAAAAGCATATATGGATGAGACAATAGAAGAAGATGTTATAGAAGAGATTAAGGAAGAAATCATTGAGGAACCTATAAAAGAACCAGTAAATGCCAATGCCGGTGCACAAGGATTGCAAACCAGGCCCAGCTTAAGTTTCAATGAAATTGATTATGTAAAGAGTGACGATGGAAATGTAGCCAACGTGATTGCTCCAAAATCGATTTCTCATTTAGAAGAAATCAGTGAATTACGTAATCAACAAAGAAGGATAGAAATGGAAAATGATGACGGCGATATTTCAAAATTAAACATTACAGACCAGCCATTTAATTTAGATGTATTAGATATTCATAATATCGAAGAACCACAGTTAGAATTATTGCCAGATTTAATAATCGACGATATTGAAGTTTTAGAATAAATTGCGTATTAAAATAAATAAGATTATGCTTATTTATTGTAATGAATAATATTTTTATTAACGCAGCAATCATTTCAGTAGTATTTTTTATCGCAAAATTTATTGAAATGAGATTTATTGAAAAAGAAAGTAAACCGCTTAAATTGTTAATCAGAGATACCTTATTGGTTTATTTTAGTGTTGTTTCTGGATACTTTGTTATTGACCAAATAAACCCACTATTTAAAGGGGGTGGGTCCGTTGTTACGCCAGTGTTTACAGATAACCCAGGGTTTTAACCAATCTAACTGTCACACCTAGCGCTGTTTTTCATCTACCAGTCCAAACTTTCACCGCCACATGTGGTGTGGTGCCTTTTTTTAAGTGAGCAATATATTTATCAAATGTATATTCTCTCCAATTATGATGTTGTGATATATTTCCGAACAAGGATTTTGTTTTTATGGTTAAAGGGCATTCATTGTTAAAAATACAACCCATGATTCTTTCTAAGCAGCATCTATCAGGTCGATTCAATACACTATAAACCATATTAGTTATTTTATATTTTTTTTCAATATATAATAAAAAATCGTGATTAATGTACGCTTGAACCCCAAAACAACCATACCAATTATCTTGAGGCAACCCAATTTTTATTTCATCTCTTAATTTGTGTTGTAAAATATGTGAATTCAATAGAACACTCGTTATTTTTATTGAATTATTTATATTTTCATTGTCTGAATGAAAATGCCATAATGGCAACACTTTTTTACCTGTTAATTTCCCAAAATTAATTCTTTTGTGAATAAAAACGCTATCGTGCATTATTACCGCATTTTCAAAAAATTTGTCTTTTATAAAGTAGTAATAGGGTAATAATTCTCCTCTACCAGGGAATTCAGATTGTATGATTTGAATATTATTATAATTGAAGTCAGCTTTCACGAAATTTTGATTACTATTATCGTCAATAATAATTATTTTTCTTTTAGGATATAATGTTCTAAGTATTTTAACTGAATGATTCCAATATCTATTGGTAGATTCGGAATTAACATGTCTCGTTATAATAAAACCAAATGAATCCATAATATAAACAATCCAAAGATTATATTATGAAATAAATAACAAATTGTTATAATTCTCACTCTTTTTGTGTGATTTATACTCCAACCTAGTAAAAATGAAACGGTTACATATATGATGGTATAGTATCAATGTTGATAACATCATCGGGAACGCCTCCTTTAAATTTTGAAAAAGCGTCGAATTCTGGGCGTTCCAGTTGTGCCTGTGGTATGTGATTATGTACACATCGTGCAATCATTTTGTATAATTTAAACTCTGGATAACGGTCTGTGCCATTATTTTTATATAACATATTTATACCTTTATCGTCTAAACACCATTCCACGATTAAACGTTTAATAGTGTCTTTACATTTGCTAATATCCTTTACTTCTTCAAAATCATCAATCACATAATCAAAAATGGAACAAGCTAAACGACATAAATCAAAACTAAAATTAGGTTCTAATCTGGGTTTTTTATTGTTTAAATATGGCTCAGTATTGTATTGGGTGGCTGCATCACCGCCTATTTGAAAACTATCGCTGCAGAATAATTTGCCATCAAATTTATAAATACTTCTGCCAAAATCGATGATTTTAAATATGCGTCCAAACGTAGGAACCCTGTAATATTTTTTCTTGTAGCAATAATAAATGTGTTTTTTATAAGTTTTATTATACATTACGTTATTCGTATGTAAATCGTTATGCGTGAATCCAAATGCTTTTTGATACGTTATTAATATCATAATTATTTGCATAAATGCTGATAACCACTCTTCTTTTTCTAAGTCTTCGTTCAAAATTAAATCATCAAATGTATTTTCACAATATTCCATTCCGATAACTTGGATTGGAAATTTTGGTATGGTGGCGAATATTTGTTCTTCTTCGTATGATTCACTTTCGGAATCATTTTCGGAATCATTTTCGGAATCATTTTCAGTGTCACTTTCAGAGTGATTGTCGCTATTTGTAATATGACTATTTAGGTCTTCGTCAAAGCTTTCTAATTCTCCACAATTTTCGCATTCGTCGTTACTATCATTATTACTATCGTTACTATCTGTATAGGATGACCTAGAAGAACACGACGAATTTGATTTTAAACTAACAAGATTGTTATTTTCACTATCTATTGTATTTGTATTTGTATTTGTTATATCTAAATCATTTGTGAATTCATCTAATTTGTCTATATCTACATTTATATCATCTAATTCGCTAGTATTTTTACTCGATGTATTATCTTCAAATACACCTTCAAATAACTCATTATCGAAAGATTTTATTGATAATTGGGACTTCGCGCTGGTATTATATTGTATTGTAATGGGTTCCAATTTCGTATTGTTTTCATTTTGAAATAAATGTTGATAATCGTCTATTTTAAATAGGGTATTTTTGTTGTTATTAAAAAAATCAGAATTATTCAAATAATCAATATCATCAAACACATTAATCTTATAATTATTTTTGATGCCTAAAGTAGAACCATAATAATCTAGTCCATGTATAAAACGATTATTGTAGAGTAGATTACTGGTTAAATATATAAATAACCCATCTACGTAAGCGGAGTTATTGGTGTCTAATAACTTTGGGTGACACTCATCTGATGTTGAATTTAATTTGGGTAAATTAAATATTTTTTCATCGTTAATATTATATTTTCCTGTTAAATATTTATATGGGTCTAATAATGGAGCTAGCTTAAAAAATACTTCTTTATGAATTGTCTTTTGCGTTGTAAGATTACTGATTTTGCAATTATACAAGTTAGAATTTTCTTCGTTCTGTTTATCAACACTATAAATATACCATTTATGGTTTAAATTGATACTATTAAAGTTTGTATCATTTAATGAAAAGAATCGGGTGTAAATTGGAATATAATTTTGTGCATTGGATAGAAAAAGAGAATCTGAATCTTCTAAACTTTTGAAAAGTTCAGGGTTCTTTCTTTTTTGATAGTTTACAAATACCATACTTTAGCTAATTAATATAAAAATTATATTTGTTTTTAACTTATTATATAAATTATAGATTTTTCTCAATATTGTAGATTTCTATTCGTATTGCAAATTTTCTAGTTTTTCTACAATACGTTTAAATTGATAAAAAATAGTTTCTATTTTAAATAATAATGACTTTGGAACTTAAAAAATTTGATATGAAAAGTATTAGCTTTAAACCAAATGAGAATAAAGGACCTGTGGTGGTTTTAATTGGTAAGAGAGACACCGGCAAATCTTTTTTGGTAAGAGACTTACTTTATTATCAACAAGAAATACCAATTGGCACGGTAATATCTGGAACAGAAGAAGGGAACGGCTTTTACGGAAAAATGGTGCCAAAATTGTTTGTGCATAATGAATACAATACCGCCATCATAGAAAATATTTTAAAACGTCAACGCACCGTTTTGAAACAAATAAAAAAAGAAATGGAAACGTATAAACGCACTACGATTGACCCCAGAGCCTTTGTTATTTTAGATGATTGTCTATATGATAATACGTGGTCGCGTGATAAAATGATGCGTTTACTTTTCATGAATGGCCGTCATTGGAAGGTCATGTTGGTCATCACAATGCAATATCCCTTAGGCATTCCACCGACACTGCGTACCAATATAGATTATGTGTTTATCCTTAGAGAAAATTACATTGCCAACCGCAGAAGAATCTATGAAAATTACGCAGGTATGTTTCCAACCTTTGAATCATTTTGTCAGGTCATGGACCAGTGCACAGAGAATTATGAGTGCTTGGTAATCAATAATAATTCAAAATCCAACAAATTACATGACCAAGTGTTTTGGTATAAAGCGGATGACCACGGTGATTTTAGATTAGGCTCCAAAGAATTCTGGGAATTATCAAAAGGACTGAAGGACGACGATGAAGAAGAACAATATGACCCAAATGCAGCCAAAAAACGCGGAGGAGGACCTAGAATTAGTGTCAAAAAAGCGAATAAGTGGTAAACCGCTTTTATAAAACTCGCTTTTATAAATAAAAAACGGTAAAAGTAACTTAAAGACTATCTTATTATATATTGTATAATAAGATGTCACAACTAAACATTGTAGAACTCATAGAGAACAATCCTATTACAAAGCTTTCTAGCACATATAATAACAAACTGTTAGATAAAATTAAAGAAAAATTTTGTCATTTTGAGCAGCAATTGTTTATTAGTAGTTTTTATTGCTACCTAAATTATGATAAAAATATCGATTTTGTAGTTAATTTGGATGATGTATGGGAATGGCTAGGTTTTAGTCAAAAAATAAGAGCTAAAGAACTATTAGATAAACATTTTAAACTTGATATAGACTATAAAACCAATCTCGCTTTCTCTATAGGGAAAGCGGTTTTTAATACAATAGAAAAAGTAAAACAACATGGCGGTCAAAATAAACAAACCATAATGCTAACTATAAAATGTTTTAAATCATTGTGTTTGAAAGCACAAACGAAAAAAGCATCCGAAATACATGAATATTACATGAAATTAGAGGAGGTTTTACAAGAAACATTAGAAGAAGAAACAACCGAATTAAAATTGCAACTCGAACAAAAAGAAAATATTATTTTAGAAATTAAACACACCGTAGAACAAGAAAAACAAACCTTATTACAAAATACAAAAAAAGAAAAACAAAAGGCCGTAGAGCAAGCGATCATTATCCAATTTCCACTAAACACCGAATGTATTTATTTTGGAACGATTGATAATACCAATGAAGCTGGCGAGAAATTGATTAAATTTGGACATACAAATGATTTGGCCACTAGAATAGCCGACCATCGTAAAAAATATACTAATTTTATTTTAATGCAGGCGTTTAGAGTTCAAAATAAAGTAGAAATAGAAAATCTAATAAAAACATATCCGAAAATAAAAAGGCAAATTCGTTCACTCGAAATAAATGGGAAAAACAAGACCGAAATTATTGCATATGACGATATCAATTTTACGATTGAAAAATTATCTAAATGCATTAAAGATATTATTCACTCTAAGACATATAGTATTGATAATTTCAATAGGTTGATGAAGGAAAACGAAGAATTAGAAAATGAAAATAGAATTTTGAAACAACAAATCAAACGTCAAGAAATGTCCCTTACCCAAAAAACGATTGAGATAAACGAATTAAAGGATAAAATAGAATGTCAACAAGAAATTTTAAATACCGCAAATGCAGAGAACCAGTCTGTTTACCAAAATGTATTATTACCCGAAGACGAGCTGAACAAAAAATTTAACGAATTTATTAGTAGCATTTGCATAGTGCGTCCAGATGTAGAAGAAATATCTGTCAATATAGAAGGGCGTTATCGTTTATGGAACCAAGTTAAACCCACAAAAGAAACCTTTCACGCTTTAAAAAATTATTTGGATACTCGATTCAAACCAAAGCGAATTCAAGGAAATCACGGATACGCAGGTATTAAATTAAAACCGATTGAATATAAAAAATCGAGAGAAAACGACAGTGTCGAAAACTTTATCTTTCAAGTATGCAAATTTTCAGACCGCGGAAAAATACTAAACTCAGTATTGTTACGTGAATATCAAAAATGGAAAGTATCCGTTGGTATAGAGCTATCGGAAAACGATATGAAAGAAATAAAAGAATATCTAAATGCTTCTCCATATGCTCTTAAAGCAACAGTATGGACTCCTGAAGGAAATAATGAAGGTTATTATGGTTTGGAAATAAAACAAGTAGAGTATAAACCAAAATATGTATCGTCAACTGGCAAAAAAGTTTATAAAAGAGAGTGTAATACAGATATACTATTAGCAACATGGGATACAATTGCAACAGCTGCCACATCAGAAGGCATATCTCCTGCTAAAATGAGTAGATGTGTGAAAAATAAAAATATAATAAATGACTATTATTATAGTGTTATTTAGTTGTTGTATGATGTTACCTTTAACCATCGTCCCTTTAACCATCGTCCCTTTAACCATCGTCCCTTTAACCATCGTCCCTTTAACCATCGTCCCTTTAACCATCGTCCCTTTAACCATCGTGGACTTTAACAATCGTCAAAAGAAATCGTTACTGGATATTTTATATAGCAATAATCTTTCCAATGTGTGCCGTCATTATTTAATTCACACCAATCAAACAATATTTTTCCATTGGATGCTTTCATAGGAAGCCGCTCCCATAAACGGTATTTAAAATGAAACATTATATTCATGATTCCCATTTCATTTGTTTTACAAAAGCTATATTTATTCATTGCTTCCATTAATTGCTTTTTGTCGCACAAATTCAAAATATTCGTATCATAAATCCACATACAATTCAGCATATAATTTGAGTTTAAAATATTGTCTCCGTAAATGTCTTTTAGTTCATCAATGAATTCTGGTTTATCATAACTTAATTGACATTTAAATTCTTGGTCATCATATAATTTACCATCTTTTGGCGCTAATATTTTATTTTTATAATCTAATTGAAGCAAATAAGATACCTCGTCCAAAACCCTTAATCCTGCATCTAGATATACCACACGAGACCATTTCATAAAATAATCGTCGAAGACATGTAGTTTTTCCCATTGGTTTAATTTATTGATTTCTCTTTTATCCGTAGTGTCTAAAAATCCATTTTCACCGATTTTAGCAAGTAAAATAGATTTGTCTATTAGAGGAAATGTAACTTCGGTAATATTATAAAAATCCTTGAAATTCGCATTCAATTTAAAATCTATTGTTATCAACACTATATCGCCTTGCCAATTACCTTTACTTCTTAAATCAAGTATGGTTCTTTTGGCTTTATTAAAATAAGTGGCATCTGATACTAATACAAATACTGTACTGTCTTTTGTAGAAATGATTTCAGGTATATTTTTTGGTTCATTGTTTGACTCGTATATGGATTCCTTATTTGATTCCGAATAATAAAATTCATATTCTTCTTTAGTTGTAACTTTGTGAAATGTAATCGCTTTTTGTAATTGATAGTCGTCTTCATGTAACCCTAAATGAAATAAATCATTATTAATTTGGTTTATCTTATTTTCTTTTGCGATATCTTGAATCCAGATACCCATACAAAGGTCGTCTGGTTGGAACTCGGTGTTAACAATACTATAATATGATTCGTTTATTCCTTTTTGTTTAATATATGATACAATATGCGAATATAATTTATTGGATATAGCATAACCAGCACCTCCTGACATGTAACTACAAAACGTGGTTTTTATATGATTTAATTCTTTTCCAATATAATAACATTCGTTAGAATCATACTGAGTTAATAAATTTTTAAGCCTATTTTCGAATACAAATGTGTCATCATCAATAAATATATACCAATCGTAATGTGGTATATTCATATTATACATAAAATAAATGTATTTCCATGTTATATTTTCCATATGGTCCATGGTATACCATCCAAACTGGCGTTGTTCAATATTTGGTGTTGAGGTAAGATAAAAAATATCTTCTTTATTTATGTTTTGAAACATACTGTCCATTTGGTATTTCATCCTAGTATCAATATACTTATTGCATGTAGAAATAATATAACAAATTTTCATAATAATTATATTATTTTATTATTTTTAAACCTTTATTCTAGAAAGATAATTCTAGAATAAACATATTCTACAATATAGATATTCTACAAATATGTTTTGTAAAAGTTAAATTGTTCTTCTTCTCTTACATTATGAAATGTAATGGCGCTTTGTATTTCCTGTTCGTTTTGATGAACGCCTACATGAAATCTATCATCATTTAAAAGAATAATATTATTATGTATATGGACTAATTCTTGTATTAATAATCCAACTGTTAAATCTTCGCACCAATGCTTATTGGAAAATTCTATTCCGTTATTTTTAATATGACTTTGTAATAGAATAAATAACGATTTTGACATTACATAACCAGCACCTCCTGACATATATAAACAAAAGTCCTTTTTAATATGGTCTAGCTCTTTCCCAATATAATAGTTTACGCTTGAATCAAAATTTGATAAAAAATCTGCCATCCTATCGGTAAATACAAATGTATCGTCATCCATAAATACATACCAGTCATAATGATATTCGTTGCAATCGATATGATACAAAAAATGCAAAATCTTCAGTGTTAAATATCTATAAGAATCATCTGTATTCCAACCAAAATGCCGTCTAGACATGTCTGGTTTACTTGTTAAATAAAAAATATTATTTGTGTTAATATTTTGTAAAGATGTGTTCGATTGATAAACAACTCTATCATCTAAGTATTTATCACATGTTTTAATAATATAACAAAGCTTCATAAAATGTTATATTATATTATTAGAGTAGTTTTATATTTTTATATAGAAACATGTTTGTAACAATTGTATTTATTTAGCTTGAAAAAAATATACATAGTATATATAATGAGTATTTCAGAAGAAAAGGCTATAGCTCTTGGTAATTTAATAGGAGAATTGGATGTCGCGTCGGAAATTACATTAGGACAACGAGTCGTACCAGGAAGAATAATCGAAGAATATCACAGCAAAATCGCACATGGTACACTCATTCCTGAACATATGAAATATCCTGGCGAAAAAGGAGGTAAAAGAAAGAAACTCGTAGGTGGTGGTATTTGTGAAGATGAACCTTGGGTAAGGCTATCTATTGATGCTGCTATTGTTTTGGCTAGTGCGGCGGTTGTAGTAGGCGTTGGTTATGCAGGTTTTGCAACATTACAATCCTTTATGGGTGTCTATGGATTAAAAGAGGCGTCTATAGCAATCATAACATCTTTATATAATTCTTTAATAGCCACAGGCGGTACTATATTCACTGCAGTATACAATATGGGTTCCGCAGCTGTGCCTGTAGCAAAATCTTTTGGGGCAATGGCTTCTTCCATTGTAAGTGGTTTATATTCATCTGCAGGTCCAGTTTTATCTACATTTGCAAGAGCCGCCCCTGCAATAGCGATTGGTAGATACATTGGAACAAACAAAAACGCATATGAAGATGCAAAAAAACTAATAAGCGCATTAGATGCTAAATATAAAGCATTAGCGTCATATACAGGAGCAGTGACTCGTTCGATGAGCGAGAAAAAAGAAACAATACAACGTCAATTAACGGCAGCTAAACAGTCATTAAAAACAACATATGATAATGCAAAAACGACTTCCGAAGCAGTTATAACAAAATCGTCATCGTATTATTTAGCACTAAGAACAAAGATTTGTCAATTACTCGACCGCGGAATAGCATCGGTTGATATATCTGCCGGACTAGATGAAGCTCTTGCTACCATTAATTTTGAAGGTGGAAGAAGAAGACGTTCCACAAAAAAGACCAGACGTTCCACAAAAAAGACCAGACGTTCCACAAAAAAACGTAAGGGTTCCGTGAGAAGACGTAGAGTATAAAAAGAAAATATAGAAACAAATAATATACTAGTATAATTACTAGTAACAAGGTAAATAATATATATAATTACACGAACTATATATTATTGTATTTATTCTTCTTGTTTATTCGCAAAAGGACCGCTTACTAGTTGACTCTGTCCGTTATCACTTTTACCTACCACAATATTTTCACCCTCAAATAGTTCCTTACAAATATCCGCCGTAGAAATATTTTCTTGTTCTTTCAAGGTACACTCTTGAGTATTGATATTATTCACTCCAACTAAGTTTCCTTGTTCATCTATTGTTTGTGTCAATGTGTTACCAGATTTTTCGGCATTTTTAATATTTTCTTCAATGGCTTTTTGTTTCGTTTCTTTTACACGTTGTTCAAATGCGGATTTTGCATTAGTTTCGTTCTTTTGTTTCTCGTGCATTAATTGGTTCAATTCCTCTTCCATATATTCGACACGACTAGTTTTATATGCTTCAGGGTCCCAAGGCATCCACATACCAACTGGTCCCACATATACATCATGATTAGGGTCAATTTCCCTTAGCATTTTGCATCTTAATTCAGCTTCTTCTTGAGTAGGATAGGACCCTCTAATTTTTAAACCACGTGTACTTGTTTGAAAGTTATGAACGATATCGAATTTTTTCTGTAATTCATCTTCATTATTGTCTACAAATGTTTTGAATTCGTCTTGCATACTGGTTTTATTCAAATTCTCCTTCTCTTCTTTCACGAAATCCTTTAAATCATTCGAAATATCCTCAAACGAAACATTATATTTAAATGAAATGAAATTTAGAAACTGAACAAATTTTTCCATAGATTTATTTAGTTCCCATTTCTTTAGAAATTCCTCGAAGAAAAATATTTCCTTTTCCTTTAAAATTTTTTCAGGAGAACAAAATGAAACGCAAACGAATTTTTGACCAGCTATTTGTTTATCTTCTTCTAATAAATCAACATATTTAGGGTTAATCTTTTCCCCTTTTTGTTTTCTTTCAAAACCAGATTTCTTCGAACTATTATCTTTAGAACAATCCATTTTATAATTTTAATTATTTAATTTTAAGTTTTTTATCGCATATATATATTTTTTTCTTTTTATTTAATATAATGAACGGTTTAATAAACGTTGGTGAACTTGTGAAGAGAATCATTAAATACCTTGTAGAAGGTTTAATGGTAGCTATTGCTGCATATGCTATTCCTAAACGCTCATTAAATATTGAGGAAATTGTATTGATTGCATTAACTGCTGCTGCTACATTTAGCATCCTTGATACCTATGTTCCATCCATGGGTGCCACCGCTAGATCAGGTGCTGGTTTCGGTATCGGAGCCAATCTAGTAAAATTCCCAGGTGGATTTTAGAATACCATAATAGGTAATAAGTGTTTGTATCAAACAAATAAAAATATATATTGTAACTAATATACATATTACATGGTGAAAAAAATTGATTTGATTTATTATATAATAAATTATATCAAATAGATAACTATAAAGAATGTCTCAGACAATTTCAGAAATATACAAAAAAATTATCGAAAATATTGTTGGAAAAGAATATAAACTACCTATTACAAAAAATAAAGGTAGTCCAGGACAATTTTTGGAAGACTTAGTAGGTATTGCACATACGTCTAATTGTCTTGATTGTTCTGATGGAGAATTAAAGGCATTCCCTGTAAAAAAATTACAAAATGGAAAACTTTCTCCTAAAGAAACCGTAGCTGTAACTATGCTGTCTAAAGATGAACTTCTCACAAATGATTTCAAGTCGTCCAAGTGCTGTAAAAAAATGGCAAAAATATTATTCGTCCCTTATCTTCGTAATGGTGACAATATTTGCTTTCTGATGCCTACAATCATTGATAAAAATAATTTAGAGTTTGCAGATTTGTATGCCGTAATTGAAAGTGATTATAACCTTATTAGACAAAATTATATTGAACATGGCGTTCTCGGCTCAAAGGATGGTATATTACTTCAAAATAGAACCAAAGGAGCAAAAGGCTCTACATCAAGGGCATTTTATATACGAACAGAGTTTATCAAGCAGTATATTCCTATTAGTTTGTAATCAAGACTTCGTTTGTTCTCGCATCCGGTTTTTTAGAATGTATTGACCTTCTACAAGATATTATTTTTGTATCATATATATGTGAAGGAAATGAGTCTTTTACAAGTTTAACTTCGGCATTACTCATGAGCATTTTTACATTTTTTTTCTTCATATTTCTACATTCTTTAAATAACATAGTATGGTTCTCTAAATTAAACCCATCTGAGGTATAAGATACAAACGATGTATCATTTTCTGGGACGTAAGGAGGGTCAAGATATACAAAATCGTCCTTTGTAATTTTATTTAGAGCATCACTAAAAGAACAATTTGTAAATATCACATCCTTTATCAAATTACATACATTTCTTATATGTTCTTCATCTAGAATGGATGGATTTTTATAGTTCCCAAACGGAACATTAAAACCATTTGGACCTTCACGATATAATCCACGAAAGCATGTCTTATTCATAAATAATAACATTGCAGATGCATGTACAGATGTTCTTTCTTCTTTTGATAAGGCGTTAAACCTTTTTCTAATCCAAAAATAATATGATTCAGGGGAAGACAAAGCCTCTTCAATTGTACAAGCCTTTCGATTTACGTTGCTTCCATTGCATTTCCCAAATTCTTCTGCTATTTTTTTTACCTCGCTTATTAGTAAATGAGGATTTGATTGAATATTTTTATATAACCATATAAGATTTGAGTTTATATCGCTGGCATAAATATTACCATTAATTGTTATAGCCCCATTTTCCTTATACGTGAGTAAAGCAAGAAGAACACTCCCTCCTCCCAGAAACGGTTCATGATAGTTATTCATATCTTTTGGAAAAAGTTCCATTATATCATGAATAATTTGCGTCTTTCCACCAACCCATTTTATAAAGGGCTTCGTTATTTCCATTAAATCTATATATTTATTCTTATTGCGAAGTGTTTAATCAATTTTATTAGAATTTATTAGAATTTATTAGAATTTATTAGAATTTATTAGAAGTTATTAGAAGTTATTAGAATTTATTAGAATTTATTATTCATTTTATTTTCTATATTTTTGATAAAAGACCTATTATAGAAAATAAAATAATCTAAATGTATTATATTATGGTAAAACATTCGCGCAGAAAATCGAAAAGGGTACGGAAGAGTCGTAAAAATCGTAAAACACGCAAACAACGCGGCGGTGTGTGCTATGGTAGAGGTGTAGGTGCAAATTCTTATGACCCTAATTTTTCGGTGTTTAATACGAGAGAATTACAATTATTTCCATACAAACCAACCAATTAGACACTTCCTTTATACATAGACAAACGACTAATTGGTATGGATAAATTCCCAATTTAATTCTTCACAAATTTTCTTCCATATTACATCTTGTTCTATTCTTTTTTCTTTGTCTTTTAACATTGGAAAAAACGCTAAATATTTTTCTTCTCCCAATAATTCGCATAATTTATATGCCGTATAATAATAATTTAAAAAATTAACTCTGTCATCAGGACAATACTTAGAATAAGGTGATTGTAATTCAATAAATAGATTACATAAGGTTTCTTCTAATTCTGGCGACATTATGGGCGGTTTAATTCCCAATTTATCTTTAATAAATGGTATATGTTCATAGTATTTATTATAGCCTAATTTCTTGAGTATTTCTTTGGTTTTCGCATTGGTAATTTGAGATATTTCTATTCTCTCCTTTTTAATCTGTATTTTTATATTTTCGATTACATCAGGCGGTATTTGAGTGGTTTCTTTACCTTGAAATTGAGCCAGAATTTCTTTGAAATGATTAATTCTTTTATAAGCATAAAAACACACTTCTTTTGGTGGTTCTTTGTAGGACGGTTTTTCATTTTCAATTAGATAAGGAATGCTTCTAGAACAGCTGTTGCAAACCAATACACCTTCGTCTTCTAATGGAATCAACTCACCTTTATAACAAACTTCACATATATCGGTCTGGCAAACATAAGAATTGATATCCAAAAATCCATCATCAATATTATTCAAATATTTTTGCACAACATTATTGGATTCTACATGTGCGTTTTTATTAGAATCTTCTTCTTTAATTTTAAAAAACATATTTACTAATTTTGATTTGTTGGTTGTTGGTTGTATTAATGAACCGTCTGATATATTTTTTTTATTTTCAAAATATTCAAATATAAATTTAGAATTGTCAAGGAAATACTCTTTTTTTTTGACCTTTATTTCTTTAATGTTATTGGTGATATCATTTATTTTATCTTCTACATCGAGTCGTTGTTCTATAGTAAGGTTACTATTTTCGTGTTGTAATTTTTGCTTTAGTTCATGTCTCTCTAGTTTTAATTCTGGTATTTTGTTATTTTCGTCCTTGGTAAATTCATTTAAAAATTCTTTGTGCTTTGTGTCAAGCGTTACGGAAGTTTTTTTATTAAACTTAATTTTTTTACTAGTTTTTGGTTTAAAATTAGGCATAGCTTCCTTTTCATAAATAAAAGTTATTTATTTAATTTATAATATATATAAAATATATTTTCTAATTACACCAATTCTATTTTACTTACAAGTAGAATACACTTATACGAATGTTATTTAGTTTAAAATAAATTTTTGTTTTCTATAAAATAGTTAATGGATATTAAAATTAATTTAGACACTTTAAAAGATTTAGAAAATGAGAATGTCAAAATAGACGTGATTAAATTTCAAAAAATGTTGTTACTATTTAACTCAATCGAACAAGGATGGAGTGTAAAAAAAAGAAATGAATCATATGTATTTACAAAAAATCACGAAGGTAAAAAGGAAGTATTAGAAGATTCATATTTGTTAAAATTTATGAAAACAAATTTAGACATTAGCAGATTCATAGCTTAGGTATATTGGTGTATTTACTATTTGGGTTTTTTGGGTTTTTTGTTTTTTTTGCTTTAAAGACGTTATTATTTTTGTTTTCACGACTTTATTGTTTTTAGTATTTTTCTTGGTTTTTAGTATTTTTCTTGGTTTTTATTTTAATTAATAATTAATTTTTATTAATTAAATTATTTTCAAAAATTTTTTTTTCTTTAGCAACTATATAAAAATGGGAGGTGGATTAATGCAACTAGTAGCCTATGGCGCCCAAGACGTTTACCTTACTGGTAATCCTCAAATTACTTTCTGGAAAGTTACATATCGCAGATATACTAACTTTGCCATCGAATCAATCGAACAAACATTTAACGGTCAAGCCGATTTTGGTCGCAGAGTCCAATGTGTCATCAGTAGAAATGGTGACTTGGCTTACCGCACATATTTACAAGTAACACTTCCTGAGATCAACCAACTTATGGGTCTTGGAAACTACACAACTGGCCAAAACACAGGTGTTTATGCTCGTTGGTTAGATTTCCCTGGTGAGCAAATCATCGCTCAAGTTGAAGTTGAAATTGGTGGTCAAAGAATCGATCGTCAATATGGTGACTGGATGCACATCTGGAACCAACTTACAATGACTTCTGAACAACAACGCGGATACTTCAAAATGATTGGTAACACAACTCAATTAACATTCATCACCGATCCTTCATTCTCTGATGTTGAATCACCTTGTGATTCCTTAGCACCACGTCAAGTTTGTGCACCAAGAAACGCTTTACCAGAAACAACCTTATACGTTCCATTACAATTCTGGTTCTGCACCAACCCTGGCTTAGCATTACCTTTAATTGCTCTTCAATACCACGAAGTCAAGATCAACCTTGATATCAGACCTATTGATGAATGCTTATGGGCTGTCACCACCTTAAACTGCAACAGTAACCCATGGTCCTCTGGCAGTCAATACTCAGTTGGTCGTCCAGTTCCAGCAACCATTGCATACAACCAATCTTTAGTTGCTGCATCATTATACGTTGATTACGTCTTCTTAGATACCGATGAACGTCGCCGAATGGCACAGAACCCACACGAATACTTAATCACCCAGCTTCAATTCACAGGTGATGAATCAGTTGGTTCATCCAGTAACAAGATTAAGTTAAATTTCAACCACCCTGTTAAGGAATTAATCTGGGTTGTTCAACCTGACCAGAACGTAGATTACTGCTCATCCTTAACATGTGATGCTCTTTTATTCAAGGTATTAGGTGCCCAACCATTCAACTACACTGATGCTATTGATGCTTTACCAAATGCTATCCATGCTTTCGGTGGCCCAGCAGCAGTTGCAGCTGATTCTCGTGCATTCATTGATGCACGTGGTTTATTCCAAGACGCAGGTGCTATGGATGAATACATCCCAGCAGGTTTCACTGGCTACTGGCACGGTCCTTCAAACCCTTACAATGAGGTCAATCTTGGTGGTGTTGCTGTCCCTGTTCCAACAGGAACTGATGCATCCATTGCTGCTCTTTTACAAAACGGCGGCTCACACCTTGATAACTCAGGTGTATCTGATGCAGGCACATTCGTTTTAGCCGAAACCTCATTAGATATGCATTGTTGGGGCCAGAACCCAGTTGTAACTGCCAAATTACAACTTAACGGACAAGATCGTTTCTCTGAACGTGAAGGTTCATACTTCTCATGGGTCCAACCATACCAGGCACACACACGTTCCCCTGATGAAGGTATCAATGTTTACTCATTTGCATTGAGACCTGAAGAACATCAACCAAGCGGCACGTGCAACTTCTCCAGAATTGATAATGCCACACTTCAATTGGTGTTATCCAACGCAACTGTTGAAGGTACCAAGACTGCAAAGGTCCGTGTCTATGCCACCAACTACAACGTCTTACGTATTATGAGTGGCATGGGTGGGTTAGCATACTCAAATTAAAAATTTTCCAGCATATATCGTGTGGATATTATTTATATATTTTAATATTAAAATTTAAAAACTAAATTGATTTTTAATATTAAAAGCAAAGACTTACTTTGCAAGTTGGCAAAGTAAAACATAGTTGTCTCACTATTTGTATATTATCAAAATGTTTGCTCGCGAAACGTAGTCAGCAAACTATAAATACTTATATCGAGTGATGAACATGTATAAGGGTGTACATACTATTTACACCCCTATACGGAGGTGTAAATACTATTTACACCTCCGTATAGGGGTCTAAATAAAATGTACAACATTTTTAATTCATTTATATCTAAAATAACTTAAATATAAAAGGTAGTTATACACTATATAACACCCATTATGGAAGTAATTAAGGCGTTTAATTCTAACAACTTACATACCGAAATTATTATTAAGGGAACCTATAATGAACCCTTATTTCGTGCAAGTGATATAGGAAATGTATTAGGCATTTCGACTATTCGTTCTGTAATTCGCGATTTTAATGAAACTGAAAAGGTAGTGCATACTATGCACACCCCCGGCGGTGATCAAGATGTAACATTTTTAACAGAAAAAGGTTTATATAAAGTATTATTCAGATCAAGAAAACCAATAGCAGAAACTTTTCAAAACTGGGTTTGTGAAGTTATAAAAGATATACGCTTAAAAGGT